GGCCTGCGGAGCTTGCGGGATCTCCATCGACATAAGCGGATCCCCATAGCCGTATTCCGGCGCAGGGGCAGGAGCCCCGTAGCCAGTCATGGGCTCGTGGGGCATAGCAGGTCCAGCGGACGCCACCATACCGGGGGCCTCGGCCTCGGGGGGCATTGCACCGGGGCCAACAGGGAAACCACTATACCGACGCTGTCGTGCCCTGGCAGCCTCCCTCTTTGCCTCACCCTCCGCACCACCGCCAACCCAATCAAGAATGGCCCCGAGTTCACCGCCTTGAATCTGACGAGGAACCCCTGCCCCCTCCCCAACTGAGGACACATGACCGACATCTGGCGACGGGGCCTCCACGGCTCCGGGCTCAGGCGCAGCCTCAAGATTCTCCATCATGTTGAATGGAAGATTCAGCGCAGGAGCAGCCCCCGGAGCAGACCGTGGGTTGTTCACCATGTACTTGTGAACCTTCGACCAGTTATCCATCTTCTTGGTGTGAGCACCCGCCGATTCAGGGAGGGAGTTGTACCACTGATTGTACGCCCCCATGTCCCCACCGAACATCGCCATGACCTTCTTCTGCATCTTGCTCGCAGGTCTTCTTCGGGCTGGAGCTTTACCGGGGCTGGCTGACTGGTCCATCTCCGACCAGCCGGGCCCAAACCCAGCACCCGCCCCCATGCGGGGCATGGTTGGAACGCCGAACACGCCACCAGGAGTCATGACGTTGTCCAGCATCCGCTGAAGCTCTTGGCCCTCCGCCCCCGCTCTGGCCATAGACTCGCCCATCGGACCAGATCCAGGGAGTGGCGCTGCGGTTGGACCGCTCATCAGGGCTTCGTCCGGGATGTACGGCCCGGCCATGGTCCCCTGAACCGCCCCGGCATCAGGCATCGGGTAAAGACCATCGGCACCATAGGGCGGCTGGGCTGGCCCAGCAGGTGTCGGGTAGCGCTCGCCATACATCAAGTAGCGGTTGTAATGGGGATTGAACATCTCGCTCTCCTAAACTAATTCGTAATCACGTAGGTCAATCGTCCGCCCGTCATCAGTGTGAACGAACTTCGGCTCATCGACGGTTGTGGGCTCGTGCGCTAATGCATCTTTGAGCATCTCCACCCGGACATCCGCTTCCTTCTCCAGCGTCTTTGCCTCGACAGCTTCCTGAACACTTTGAGCTTTGAGGTGAATCATCGCGTTGTTGATGACCCCCGCGTACTCCTTGTGAATCTCGCGGAGTAGGTTCTGGGTCTTGAAGAGAGAGATGGCGCTCAGGGCGCAGATGGCCAACCCGACCCCGGCAATGGCAATGGCTAGGGTTTCCATGGGCCAAATTCTCCGTGATGGTAATAAGGGTCCCTTAGCTTACTGGTCTCCTGCCCGCTTCCCGGCCAATAGGGCCACTCGCCCCCACGCGTCACCGGGTGCCACTCGTTCTTCAGAGCAAGCCCTCGCTCGTAAGCCTCCTGCGCAGAGCGCCAATCAACACCCCCGCCAGCACGCTGCTTCGCGAGAGACATGTCGATGAGGTGTGCATACGCGCTCGGGGTGCGCGAGCCAGACATGGCGCTTTCTTGCGGTGGCGAGTCGTGCCAGGTATACTCTCCCATGCTATCACGGTACCCGGGTCCAAGTACGTCAGTGACGCCTCGCCACTGCTCGGTGTCCGATATTCGGGGAGAACCCCTCCACCCCTTCAGGGGGCCTGTTCGTGGATCGTATCTAGACGGCATCGCTTCCCTCACTGATAATCGAATGGGTCCACCTTCTCGGTGTCCCTGATGTCCCGGTGGATCTTCTCCCACTCGGGGTCGTACTTGCCCTCAATATCCAGCAATCCCTCGGGCTCTTCGAGTGTGAACTCAAGACAAGCCGATGATAACGCTACACTAGCTCCGATGACAAGGCTCATTACCCTGTCGTCATGTGCTCCACCAACCCCCCTGTATCGAGTGGTCAGTCCTGACTGCGTTCGCTCCTGCTCGAACGCGACCATCTCGCTGATCGTAGCCTCACACCAGATGTCAATCGCCCTGTCGCTGACAAACTGCTGGAGCGCTGCGACCATAAACGGCTTCGTCCTGATGTTCGTTTCAACTCCAAACCTGCTGTCCATAGAATGATCGGCCTGAGCGTGATTGCTCTCGTCCCTGAACAGGTTCCAGTAACAGTAATCCTGACGCATCTTCAGCATCACGGCCTCACCGTATCCACCCGTAAGCTCAATGACGACAAGTGCGGAATTGTACCACACCGCCAGCTTGAAGACTTCCTCAGCATACATCAGTGGGTTAATCCAGCCGTGCCACTGCGCCACGAGAGAGAGCCTGGGAGAGATCTCGCTCCCGCACACCTTCAGCACAGAGGCACAGCTGGCATCGCGCCCCGCCAAACCTTTGGCGGTGTCTACGGACACGATGTATTTGCCACCCACCAGCGGTTCTTCCCAAATACGAAGCGGGCCGTCGTCCTGCTCATGGAAACCAAAGCGCGTGGTGTCCACGATATCGACAGCCATTGTGTCTTCTTCAACCCTCAGGTGTCCGCGTCCGGGGGAAGTGGACGCTCTCCGCAGCTCTGCAAGAGCCTTCCGGTTGAAGACTGGGTTTTTGGCCAACGGGGCAGGCCGCCCATAGACACGACTCTCGACCTCGAACGCGTCCATGATGCCCATCGACATACGGATTCGCTCGTGCGGGACGAGACCCGCTTCAAATTGATCTATCTCATGCAAAGAGACGAAGGGGGCGCTGCTTGGATCATCGGGGGAGATCCTGTTCCTTGGCGGCCCCTCAAGGTGAATCTTCGTCAGCCGCCGATGCTCCCAAGCCTCGTGACCGTGCAATGGCGTACCGGTGACGAGCAAACAAGAGGAGCGACCAGCGGTTTGTATACGCTGAATAGACTCGTTGAAGAACTCTTCGTCGATATGCTCATCGAAGTGGCCGAGGATGTACGAGCCACCCTGCAACACTTCCCAGCCCTCGGTATCGGAGAAGAGCCGAATCGTGCTCTTCGGATGCGGACAGCTCCCCGCCTTCCCAGCATTCGCACACCGGGGACACGCCAGCTGAACCTCGTGACGCCGCTCGTCATAACGGTACAGCCATTTCCCCCCAGGAGGAAACATGGGGCTCAGGGCGTTTCCCTGCTCTCCCGTGAGAAACTTCTTCTCGAACACAGCTGGGCAGTACTTTGAGAAGTTGACCCCGATGATGAACGTCGAGTGGGGGCCCGTGGGGAAGTCCCGCCACTTGTGCTGCTCTGTAGTCACGAAGTAGTGCTCAGCATACCCCGACTGAGTCTTGGACGTACGGTTCCCGGCTCTGAAGTAGCGGATGAATGCGTCTGATGAGTGGAACTCCACCGATGCTCGGTTCGCTGGCCTGTACAGGATCATGGGGTCAGCAGCCACGATACGGTCGAAGTTGTCGTATAAGCCACGAAAGCGCTTGGCCCAGTCCATGAGCCAGGGAGTCTGCTCTCTCTTCCTCAGGGGCCATTCTCGGACGCACTGGGACACAAGCTCAGCATACTCGAAGAAGTTCTCGACGGTGAGTTGGCCAGACTCCAGATTCGCCATCTTCAGTATCTGGTCAGCGCGTGCCAGTACTTCACGGTCATCCATCTCAGGTGCCGATGATAAAGACTTCGCACTCCGGGGTGCCGCTCGCTGATGTGAGGGTCAGGTCCCCCGCGTAGGCGAAGTCGGGCGTCACGAAGATGCCACCCGCCGGGATAGCCACATCGACATTGGCATCTCCCGCAGTGTCGAACTGGGCGGTGACGACGATAGCCGTGTCGTTGTTCTTAACGATGCAGAGCGTTACGCCACCGTCGAAGCGGTCAGTCTTGATAATCTCCCCGCCCGTGTCACAGTTCAGCTCCATGTGCAGATACTCATCGGGCGTGAGAGTGTAGGCCTCCGGGGCCATGACCGCCACAGGTAAGGAGTAGTCGGAGTTCTTTGAGCACACGGCTTTCACATGCACCTTCGCGTAATCAACTGCCATCAGTCCCTCTCCTCATTCTGCGCCTGCAACTCTTTGAGTAACGCAAGCACAGGGTCATAAATCTTCTTCGCCAGTTCCAGCTCAGCCTCACTTGGCTCGCTGTCGTTTGCCTTTTCCGAACTCCAGGATGTTTTCAAGAGTGTCCCCCTCTACTGATGGAACCATATCATCCGCTCGCTGCTTATTCGACAACAAACCACAGATCCGAGCCTCCAGCTCTACATATCGGAGCAACTCCTTTACCGGCTCGATGGAACCAACCCGCACCCCCTCCAGATACGCCTTCACACCCTCAGCCCGGTCCCCGTCCGAACGGTTAGGCAACGCCCGAACGTCCACTACACGCCAACCACGCTCATCAGCAAGCCAGTCCGACACAATAGCGGGCAAACTCTCCGCCACATAGAGCGCTTTGGGCCTCTCATCCTCCGGAGCAGAGGGCCAACTACGCCAGATGTCCAACTCAATACCCATCTCAACCCCCAGAGACCCATGTCACGCGTGACATCTGCGTGACCACCCGTGACAGGGTCAAAAAACCGGTAAAATCCGAAACTGTGTCAAGCATATTCAACTATTGGGCCCTGAGCAATAACAGGGACTTAGAAAAAAGATTTGACTCAGGTACAAAAGGGGGCGTAGGTTCCGTGTATTCCCCCTCAGAGTACAGCGCGGGCCTAGATGGAACCAAGGCACCCCCCTCTAAGAACAACACGATAGGCTAAGCTACGCTACGCTCCAGGGTGGACAACAGGGGGTACCGAGTTTCAAATGGAATCGTGTTCAAAGGGGTGTTGTTTGCCTACACGGGACCCAGGCACCCGTGCACCCGCAGGTACCCCCACCCACACACGCGCGCGTGCGCAGTGTATCGCGGGCGCGCGGTATACCCCGTGGGTGCAGGCGCGGTGTATGTGGTACAAGGGGGGTGGGTCCGGCATGCATGGCATCGCGGCTTTGTAAAATCCCCAACCATTCCACACACTTACACGATCCCAAGCCATATGCACCACGAGAAAGCCCAATGATATCAGCGTAGTACGCCCCATACCTCAGGGCTCATCTCAGCTATCGCCCGTAAACCCCTGAAAGCACGCCAAGTGCGACCCAAGTGTGCAAAACATTACGCACACCGCGAACCTGATTACACAGTAAATCGCGTAAACTGTTTCGCACCCCCGTCCTAAGTGCCTAGAATCACTCATGTTTTCCCAAGCCTGAAATCACCTAACACACCGCGTTATTTGGAGCACTCCCGAAAACACAAGTCATTCTAGCAGCTTACACAATGTGGCACGCACAGTGCATGTTCTCCTGTGTCCCAGGATGGTTTTGGGGCTTTGAAGGAAACGCGATTACCCATAGGAGGTATTTTCATAGAACGCCATAGGTCCCCTGATTGGACCCCTGCCACCCGTGCGCTTTGGCCCTGCTGGTCATACGGAGGTGGATTCACAGGTATACGTGTGTGAGGTCTTGGTTTGCCCTCACTTGGTAGCTAGAACCCATGCGTGCAATCCTTTGCGCGCCGTGTCAAGCTCGAAAGCGAGCACCCTTGCGCCTGAAAACCGCGAGGGGTCTCAACAACGAGCAGAGGCCATGTTAGAAGCTAGGCGGGGGATCTCTCCTCCTGACACGTCGTGAGTGACCTTAGGATAAGCGCATGCAAAATCCCAACCCAGGCCCCTGGGTTGGCTTATCGATTGTGTGACAAGATTGGAAACGCGACATGCGAAATTACATGCACTCCCGTCCTGTATCATCTTACCTAAACGCGACCTCTGACGCTCGACTGCTTCGGAGGTCTAATTTGGTCTCTATGCAGCGCTTGGCGAAACGAAACCGTATCGTCAAGCACAGTGGAGACACTGTTCAACTCCAGAATGGTCAGGTGTGGCGTCAAGCCACACGTACTGACTTCCGCACTGACGAGACAACCAAGCTCACTGACGAGCAAGGTTTTGCTCTCATGGCACTCGTAAAAGACTGACACTCATTCCGTCGCACAATCGGTTAGCCGACTCAGGGGCTTCAGCCCCTGGGCTGGCTTGTTGGGAGCATCAATAGTGAGTGATTCGTATATCCACCGCGAGTATCCACCCCAACGGGTGGTTGACTCGTTAGGGTCCCTAGTCTCTATCCCCACCCCAGGGCGTGGCCATGGTCCTAAGACCACATCAGGCCACCGCCTTTAACATTACCGGAGAGAACGTGAGACGACGGACAAGGACAGGCCACGGACCGTGGTCGCATCAATCAGCGGCAGTAATGACCCGCTGAATGTGCGCGTAAACCTCGCAACAAATCTTCACACCACGACGGTGGATTGGTGCTCCCAACTAGCTGACTCAGGGGTTAGCTGGGCTGGGCATTCAAATCCAGTCGGTCAAAGCGAGGAAACGCAATGACCAACGCAGAATTAGCAGAAGACAGTGAAGCAGTAAGCAAGATGTCAGCGAGGGAGGCCTACGAGGCCCTCCTGGTAGACGTCAACAAGTCGGAACTGGAGAAAGTGTGCAAGCAGCTCTATCTGAGCCTGGCAGCAGCGGCGCAAGCCTACATGGCCTTTAAGGCCGTGATGCAGCCAATGGATCCAGATCTGAGCCGGGTGTTCCGTGACGGGACTGATGGCATTGACTACAGTGACACTGAGTGGATCAGGTTCGCCAGCAACAGCTATCACACACCGGACGTAGACAGTGGCACGGTGGAGAAGTTCATGCGGTTTGTTTCTATAGCAGGCCTCTCAATCTCAAAAGTAACCGGAATCAAGTAACACACACCGACCGGCTGGATTTGATGCTCAGCTCAGTAGCTGGGCTGGGTATTCAATCCAGTCGGACGGAAACGAGGAACGCGATGAGTCAAACAGTAATCAAGTGCTCTAAGCACAACAAGGAAGACAATCACGAGATAATTCTTGAGGACGACTACGGCAACATGCTTGCTGTGGTTCAGGTGTTTGTTGGTGGATATGTCAATATTGACGTACGAGCCAAGGATGCAAAGGCGCGAGTCTTTCCTCTTCACAGGAGTGATAGAGGCAGACTCGTTGCACATCACGCACGGGCCTTAGACACGGGTGTTCAGGGGGAGGCAGAGAGAAACATTATCTCAATTGACTGCAATCACCCCGGTGATCGCCCATTCGATAACGGTCTGAACTTATAACAACGAGACCGACTGGATTGAGTACTCAGCTCAGCACCCGGGTTGGTTGATCAACGGGATGGGAGTAAGGAAACGCGACATGGCGAGACTGCCTAAACTGAGTCCTTTTGAGGACCCAAACGTAATTCTCAACAAGCGTCACCAGGGGCCACTTAGTGCGCCCCTCGTACGCCACCTTTCACCACAATCTTCCACGAATCTCCAGGGCACCCTGGATGCCGTGAGAAAGCGACGACGACGTCGTGCTTAACACACTGCGCATCAAGCGCATGGTCCGATCGTGGGACAACACACCACGCTTTAGCAACGGATTCTTCCGGCTCTTTCGAGCTGGGTTTCTGAACTAACTCTTTCATCCGTCCCGTTGAGCAGCCAACTCGGCTGGGAAAAGGAAACGTGACAACATGAGTATTCAACTCATTACACCAGAAAAGCAGTGTAACAGGTTCCCGGAACTGAACCGGGAGTTGATCACTATGCCGATCGCTCAGAGTGTAGACATTCTAGCAAGGCAAAGTGACGACCCTCGAATCAGGGAAAAGTTCTTAGAGTCTGAGGTAGTCGAGAGCGACGACTTCAGCATGGTGATGTGGGCCGACACCAAAGAGGTGATCGGCGTCAACAGTTCCAAGTATAGACTTGTCCATCATGCCGACGTTGCCAACATGGCAGTGGAGACAGTGGAAAAGCTCACAGGGTACACTCCCGAGTGGGCTTACCATAAGATTGGAAGCAAGGGTGAAGGCCTGGATAGCATCGCTATCCACATGGACTGCCCCGGCTTCAAGCCCATCCGGGTGAACAATAGTCAGTGGCTCGAAGGAGACACTAACTACAAGCCGGAGGTGGGAGACCTGACAAGTATGAAGTTCTTTCTGAGGAACGGTCTTACTGGTGGCTCTTTGATTGAAGCGTGTGCTCGATTGATGCGCCTATGGTGTGCCAATGGAGCCCAGACGCCACATGAAATCGGCCACTATAAGCACAAGCATACCAAGGGACTGGACATTGAGCTGCTCGCAGAGAGCTTTGACCAGATGACTCATAACTCTCGGAAACTTCCGGCGGTGTTCAACCACTGGAACGCTACGAAGTTAGGGGCGGCTGAGCTTGAGAAACTCGTTGATAGTCTAGAGGAAGCAAAGGTGAGCAAGTATCACCTCAAGGGCTTCCGTGACGCGGTCTCACGCGGTGGTTATATGACCAAGTGGGCGGCGTTCAACAAGATCACCAACCGGGCAACTCACCACGCACCAAGCATCAAGAACCAGATTGCTTTCGATAGAATCATTTCGAAAGTGTTCTGGAGCGACGATGAAACCAAAGAACTGCTGAACAGCAACTTTGCCGTAGCAGCCTAATGTAGGCGGGCCCTCTGGGCCCGCAAACGTTTCCAACCAGCCGAAAACAAACCGATTCTCAAAACAGGAAGGTTACCATGTACACCTGGCTAATTACCCATAAAACGGCCCCCGATGAGAATGAGCGCTTCGAGAGCGCCTATACCCGTGAGAGCGAGGACCTTATCAGGGCCAAGGCCTACGAGTTCCTCAACGATGTTTTCACGGACCCGAGTGAGTGGACCGTGACCGCAATTCTCAAAACAGGAAAGGAGGTGTGAATGTCGTTAACCAATGAAGCGATGGTTGAGTACATGAGGGATGGAATACTCCTGACGGACGACCAACTCTACGCGATTCGCGCAGCCCTCCGCATGGCCCTTGGTGAATCACCAGGCCACCTGCCGTCCGATAGCCGCAAGCGATGGGAAAAAGCACGCAAGGTGATCGACACAGAATGCATCCATCGAGCGGAAAGGAGCTACTGATGACCTGGCAAATTGGCCGACTAAACAAGGGCTGTGCCCTATGGTTCTGGAGCTATGAGGATTTCTCACTACCAGGCGATAGCCTGCACAGCCTAAGCATTCACGCGGGCATAGTGAGAATTTGGGTGCAGTGGAGGTGAGCGATGAGTGAAGACCACGGATGGGACATCGACCCGGGCGACGACGACTTCGTCGCAGGGTGCGACTGCAAGCCAAGATGTACCACCTACTTCTGTGCTGGGTGCAAGGAGCGCAGGCCACTTTGCAAGCCCCGAGAGGACGATGGGCTTTGCGAAGATTGCTGGCAAGACGAACAAGTAGACAAGTGTGGGTGCCGCGCACCGTGGTGCCCCTGTGACGGTCCCAAAACGGGATACATGGGAGAGTAAATGGCTGAAAGATTCAGGCTGGTCTGGGGCTGGCACAAGATGGACCGAACGTGCACTCGCTGCGGCGAGAAGCGGTCGGTGAAGTATGACGTTGACAACAGGCCCTACTGCAATCTGTGTGTGGGCAGAGCATGGAGGACACCGGAGGATGCTGAGGACGAGATCCACGCACTCCGGTGTGAGCTGGCTGAGGCCCTGAGGCCTGGCAACGAAACCCCGGCAAGCGAGGTTCGCAGGCTGGAGAACGAGATTGACCGGCTGACGAAGCTGTTCCTCCGACTTGAGAGGGAGGACATGGAGAGGGCCGAGGAGGATGAGGAGGCCGTCGATCACGACGAGGACCATGGCCCAGACTGGGCCGACACATCAAGCCCCGTAGGTGGGGCCGACCTGT